GTATCTGCAAATAACTGTCCCGTATTTTATTAACGGTATTGACTCTAAATTGCTATTTATAGTAGCAATATTCTCCGTATTATTTGTGATTGCTTGCTGCATCGAATAGGCCAGAGAGGATGATGGAACTGTGGTTTCCGAATTTGTTTGAACAGTTGAAATCAATGTTTTCAGTGCATCAATTATCTGATTAGCTTTTTCGACTGTTTCAGCCAGTTTATTTTCTGTTTTATTAAGATTGTCAGCATCAATATCCGGTTCTGAATTATTTACATAATTAGTTGGATTATAGTTGTCCATTTTTTCTAAATCATTTATTGCCATGCTCTCCTCCTATATGCTGCATTTTAATTCCCTTAATGTCATATTGACAACTGATGTACTTGCTGTGGTCCGCATAAATAGCGATATATATATAAATCGTGTTCCGGTAATATTGGATACATCAAAACTATTCGTTTTTAAATTGCCCGATGTATTTGGTATCTCTCTTCTCCAATAATCTCCCAGTCCAGTATTATAATCTTTTCCAGAACCGCTGGAAGCTCGCATATATATGTAATCACTAACATATCCAGTAGCCAGAATCATTTCACACCCACCAGATGCGTTGGCGAGGGAATATTTCAATGTTATTCGGTTGATATTATCAAAGTTAAGAGGAACATTAAATACAATTGCCGTTGTTACATAATCTGTGCTAAGAGGGTTTTCGATATGGATGTTATCCCGTCCAAAGGTTACGTCCCCTTTATAGTACGGTCCTCCTTTGCGCCCAAAGGAAGGCAAAGAGCTTATTGATTGTCCAGGAGCAAACACACCATTGTAATATGGCGTATATGGGTCGTCATTTTCATATCCTTCGTAAGTTCCTACGATAGTTGTGTCTCCTACCCTAATGACTACATTCTTTTTTATATTTGATGCAATAAGATTAGGTAAGCTTTCGACAAAAACATCGCCTGACATATATTTACCAGTTGTATCTACTGTTTGTAAATCTGCGCTCGGAACAACGTACTGATTACCTAATGTAGGTATGTTTTGTGTTACTGTACTACCCGATTTATAAAACCCTTCTCCTAAAGATAAAGTTTGATTTAATTGTAGTTCATGCTTTTCAGGTGGTATAATCGGAATTGTTCCAATTTGTTCATCATCACTTCCACGGCCTAAGAATATTTTTCCTTTTTTTACGCTCGATGGAAGAGAAGTTAAATCACTTGTATCTGCATTAGCTCCATTTTTTTTAATTATGCAATCAGCCATTTTTAATCAACCCATCCCTCAAATGTCCCAATATATGGACCTATTTTAACTCCCTTTTTTATCACAGCGCTTGAAATCCCCGATATCCCACCAACAAAAACATTTCCAGTCATATATGTTCCTTTAACTCCAGCCGTTGTTCCATTGATGGAAGGGTCAACGTATTGTGCTCCCAATGTTGGAATATCTTGTTTTAATGTTATTGAAACAAAATACCCTTCTGGAATAGAAAACTTTCCGTTAATGGGAAAATCATGTTCCACATTGTAATAAGTAGGCATAGTTCCTTCTTGTGTATTTTCTGTTCCTGCACCAATAAAAGTCTGTCCATATTTGACATCTTCTGGTTTCGCAGTAAGATAATCGTTGTTAAACATACCGCCGTTATATAGTATACATTCTGCCATACTAGTTTCCTGCCCCTTTTACAAGAATTTGAAAATCAGTTGATGGTTTAGAGCCATAGCAATATAGTGTGACAATTCCATTTCCACTCTCAGCACTATCGACATATCCAAAAGCCTTTTTTCTCTCTCTGGCTACGCTTGCGCTTGGTTTATCCCCTAAATATGGACCACCAATAATAAGCCCTATGTTCTCTTTTGCTCCAGGAACACCAACAGTCTGCGAATATGGAACAGATGTACTCCAATTTTCTGAAGGAACCATAATTCTTTTTATACCTTTGATATTTTCGATTTCTGAATTATTTTGTAATACAGCCTTATTGGTTTCGTTAATATCATCAGCCGTAAAAATGTCTCCTATTTCCTGGTACTCTGTTTTATCTTCAAGTGTTGTTAGACCGGTTGACGCATCTGTGGTCATCTTATATTTTCGTAATCCGGAAAATTTGTCATTTTTAAAATTTGTTTTCAAATTCATAGCTTAATACCTCTGTTTCCTAGAACCTTGGTTCCCAATTTAAACGACAAATGTTGAGGACCCGGATAGGACTTTTCAATCAAATTACCTAAATCATAAATGATTTTTTCTATGGCATTGGCCTGATAAATTGATGTGTATGTTATCTTATCTGGGGTAAGGGGAGTGCTATCGCCTGTATAGTACGCGTTTCTTATTGCAGCTATATTTTTTCTTAGACGTTCCATTTCTTTATCCGTCCTATGGTCCTCAGGTTTCCAATTCAGCTTGTTGTTTGTCGTATTTCTATATCCATACTGGTTGAGAACATAAGATACCCATTTAATCGCCTGTTCGATTCGGTTTAGGTCTTTATAATCAATGTAAGCTTTGTCAGTTAATTCTATTATGTCTGACTGCGTACGGTCAAAAATAAGAGATTCTAAATACTTACTCATGTATTTTTACCTCTGCCTTAATTTCGTTGGGAGAAAAGCTGTAATTGTAGCTCTCAATAATACCGGTGCGGTATCCATCATAATTTGTATCAATCCTAACCTTCTGTCCTAGTTTTTTATTTCCTATAAGTACATCCCCCACCACATTTTCTGCGCGCTGGTAATATGCATATACACGTTCAAGCACTTGCTGAGCATTACCATTGTGCACCAACGTCGCATCTGTTACTTCGCGAATATTTTTGTTAAACACAATATCGGGATTCTCTTTAAGTATTGATGTGGTAAGATGGTTGTATTTCTTTCCGGTTAGTGTTACATTTCCACCGGTTCCGGTTATGTAAGCATAGTTATCACCAAACTGACCAATGGTGCCTCCAGTTATCTCCAGACTATGATAAGGCTCACTAAAAATAACCTCTGCTGTTCCATTCAATGTATCATTATATAGTTCTTGTGCCTCATCCGATTTTTGATATGTATGAACTGTTAGCCGGATTCCAGTGACAATATCAGAATGCTCCAATGTAACACCAGAGAATACTTCATCATTCAAAAATTCACCACTCAAATCTTTTTCTTGCGGATAGATAACAATTCCGTCATAATTGCTTGTATCTGCAATAGCTCCAATAGCAAAGCATATATATACTAATGCGTTTCTCTTTGTGGTATACGGTATGTAACCATAAAGCGGAATATCTGAAAATGATTCATCCAACAAATAATTAAAATCTTCATTCTCAAATATTTTCTCTAATACTTCAGAAACCGGCTGGCCTGTATATATTCCTCCAACAAATTCATTACCATCCAATACCCCCACTGCATCATGCGCGTCCATATGGTAATCCGTTTTGTTTTTCCTGGCACCATTTTTAAGATAAAAATTTCCTATCAACTCACCGTTGAAATATAAAGTAAGTTTCTGCTTTTTCTGTAAATCAAACGGTATATCGGATGTTGTCCTGACCGTGAAATTCAAAGTGTTAATACTTATGCTTTCTGATATTGCATTGATTTCTTGCAAACAGTTTCTTTCCAATAATTCGTTGTCCAGAAAATCACGGTATATTCCATAATCTATTCTGGTAACAAATACTGGCCTTATGGGTTTTGATGTCTGCAAAAACGTGATTTCCAGTTTGTTATATCCTCTCACATAATTATTACAAAAATATCGCACTGATTCCGGGGAAAACTCCATATCTGACAATAGGTTATTATCCGCGTACCACTTTACTCTCATTCGTGTGCAATAATCTCCAGACATCATATTAAAAGTAAAAAGCAGTCCTACACTGGTGAATTTTTGATTAAAGGTTACTGTCAGCATGGGGGATTCAATTAACTTTTCAGTTGTTGATTTAGGATATAAAAACATTCCTGGATGCAAACCTATTTGGGGCTTAAGTCCTTGGCTTTGCTTAACATATCCGAACAATCCTTGTTCATTTGATACTTCTGGGCTTATATATCCATACGGAAGCGGATTATCTGGAAAATTGATATACTTTCCATTCAACAGAGAAAACCGCGGAAAGCATAGAGCATATCCAGGATAAGAAATATCATCTCGCTTTAATTCTGGAAATTCCTGCTCTATTATTGTCCCATGCGGATGTAAACCAGGGCCTGGATGAAGCCCTATTCTCGGTCTTAATCCAGGCCTTGTAATGGATGCTGTACTATTTTCTTTGGCATAAGGGGCCAAGTCGTCATAAACAATCTTTAATCCCTCAGTGTTCTGTTCTGCGTCAGATAATATGGATTGCTTTAAAAACACATCACGGCCTCCTCTGCGGCTCCATAGCGGTAAAGGTAATAGATAACCCGGTCCAATGGTTACGCTGCCCTTCTTTTCCATTCTTGTTGATTTTTATTTCATCATCCCCGCTTGTTATGTATGCCTCAAACTCTTTGGTTTCCTGTCCATAAGGAAATACCATATCGTGAGACTCAACCGGAGCAGATATGATTTCATAAAACGTATCATAGTCAGCCGGATTACTTCTTTCCGCATCAATATCAAGCGTATAATTATAAAATGTACCAATGATATCCCGGTGCATCCGGTAAGACTGCAAACGTCCAGAATTTTCACTATCTGCGACTGAAAAATTCCGTTTTAAGGATTTTACCCATAGGCGGAGATTAACTCCGTCTATGGTAAATACTCCGTTCCCATTCTGTGCCATTATACGCTGCCCTCCGTCACCATTCTTACACCTACACGATTCTTTTCGTTGTTTCCGAATTTGACTACAAGCTGACCAAATCTTGTACCATCAAGTATTAGCTCTGCTTTAGCAATCTGGTTTCCGCTTGATATATTGCTTTCTGCCAGTGCTTCCTTAAGAGCTTGCTTCATAGTTGATAGCGGAGACACTACTTCCGTTTCACGGTTGTTATCTCCCAGGATAGCAGCAAACATTCCGGCCCGTGGCGGAACTACTGTACCGGTTGCAAGCATTGGCATTCTATAGGGAACCGCTGCATAGGCAGACATTGGGTAGGCACTTCTTCCCCCATACCCACCAGCATATCCGGCAGATGCAGCACGCTTACCGGCATTAATTGCTATTGTAGCAGCAGCTATTCCTGCGGCTAATGAAGCAGCTACAACACCTGCACCTACGCCACCAGCCAAAGCGCCTAAAGCCACTGCCAAGATTCCTACTGCCGAAGCCGCTGCAAGTATACTTGATATAACCCTTTCTGTAGGCGACATGTTGTTCCAGTTTTTTGCTAAAATTGCAATAACTGCAATAACACCGGCTATAGCGGCTGTTAATGCTCCGAACTTTAAAGCCCCTAATGCCAATTTAGAAATTATTGCTGCTAAATCAATGCCGAAAATTGCTAAAATTGCTGATAACGATTGTATCATTGATATCATCTTTACAATTCCACTTACAAATTCAATAAATTTCCAAGCCGCAAAAAATGCTACTACTGCAACTGTAATATTTTCCACCAACGTCTGGTTTTGACTTACCCAATCCGAAAATTTAGTCAACCATTCTACGACTTTTTCTAATGCAGCTATGATAACTGCTCCGGTCCACTCTCCTAATGGCTGTAAAAATTCTTCCCATAACCATATTCCCAATGGCTTCAGTGCATCAATCACACTATGTATTGCTTTCAGGGCTGCTGCAATTAAATCAAATACTATTGGCAACGCTTGCTCTACTCCCCATTTTGCAATTGGAAGTAGTACATTGTTAAGAAACCACAATATCAAGTTTCCAACATCTGATACAATAGGTTTTACAGCAATCAAAATCCTGTCAAAGCTTTCCAGCAAAGGTGAAAAATCCAAATCCGCAGACCATTCTTTTAAACTTTCTGATGCTTGACGGAAAAATCCTGTTATTTCAAGAATAATATCCCCAAGGTGCCTTAAAATGTTTGTTCCAGTATCGCCAGATACCCACGCCTTATCAAAGTTTGTAACTAGATTACCAACTGTATCAACCAGATTTGCAAAAGTAATTAGTAAATCATCCGTGATTGCTTTCCCATATCCTTCTACATTCCACACCTGCATAAACGATGCGCCTACATCACTTGCGAGCTGTTTAATAGCAGAAAATGTATTTTGCAACGAACTCATTACCTGTGGGCCATTTTCAAGCCATGATTCTTTAAGCGGGTCGAACAGTTTCCCAAGCGTATTCTTTATAGCCTCTGCCTGTAGCTTAATATCATTGGATACTTCTTCCGTGGTAAACATATCCTCTGGTTTAAGCTCGTTCTTATCTTCGCTTTTTTTCTTTCCTGTTGTTATCTGTATCAGCTTATCAAATGGTGCTAATGCCTTTTCTGTTTCTTTGGCTGCATCCTTGGTTTCGTCTTTGGTCTTATCCAGTCTATCCGCGTAATCCTGCTGGACCTTAACCGCCTTGACAAATGTATCCTTACCAGTTAATGCCGCCAGCAGTTGCGCCGTCCAGGTAACGGCTTGGGATAGCAAATTGATAAACTGTGCCAGGGCCGGAGCTGCGTATTCCACCAACGGGGAAAAGGCTGTGCCAAAAGAGTTTTTAAGCTGGGTCATACTGGACATCAGCATGGATAACGCTTTATTGGTATCATCTGAATACTGGGACAGATTATCCATACCTTCTTTAAGGCCGCCTGTTACTGCTGATATTGCACGGAATACGGTACTAAACAGGATAGAGGTTGCAAGCATCCGCCCTATTCCCATCCTTGCGCCTCTGGAAGATTTTTCGGTATTTTTCAAACCCGTATTTAACTTTTTAGTTTCTTTTCCTGCTTTTTTAGTTCCGGTTGTATATTTGGTCAATGCGGCATTTAGTTTTTTTATCGTTGCAGTAACAGTATCATACTCTTTATATCCTGGTCCAAGTCCTGCCTTTTCTAAATCCTTTTGGCGTAAGGTGAGCCTTTCGATTTCTTCCCTAAGCTTTACCACAAGCGGATTGGATATCTTTGCATTTTGTCCGATTTCTGCAAGCCTTGCAGATTCCGCAGCCGCAGCCGCCTCTTTTTGTTTTGCTTCTTCAAGCTTCTGATTTAATTTTGCTTGCTGTTCGGCTTGTTTTCTAGCTGATTCTGCTTCCTTTTCTCGCTGCGCATCGGTTTTAAACAGTTCGTTTTTATAATCCACTAACGCCTGTTCAGCACGTTTTAACGCTAGGGCTGTCTGGTCATATTCTATATCACCAAATGTCCTGCCCTGTTTACTTAGTGTATCAAGCTGAGCCTTTAAAGTATTAATTTGCCCTTGCATACTTTCGGCAGATATCTCCACAGGTATTTCAACCGGTTTAACAAGCTGGCTTTTATAAGCCTTCAATTCTTCATTTGCCTTTTGAAACGCTTGATAAGTCGAATCAAATGTTGCATCCCCAAATGTCTTACCCTGTTTTCCAAGGTCATCCAACTGTGATTTTAATGCGTTGATTTTTCCCTGCATCGAATCAATGTCCACCGGGATTTGTACTGGTTTAACCAACTGGTTTTTGTAATCTTTTAATTCCTGGTTGGCTTTTTGAAATGCTTTATATGTAGAATCAAAAGTTTCATCTCCAAATGTTTTCCCGCGGTCTTTAAGCCGTTGCAAATCAAATGCCAGTTTATCAATCTGTCCTTCAAGGGTCGATATATCCAATGGGAGCGCATTGGGTGTAGGGCTTATTAATTCTTTTTTATAATCTTTAAGAGCTTGTTGTACTTTCTGCAACTTTAAATATGTATTGTCATATTCTTCATCGCCAAAGTATAGGCCCTTGCCTTCCAAATCTTTGAGATTTTTTTTTAAGGTTTCAATTTCTCTTCGGAATTCGTTGTTTGATTTAGTTGCTGCTTCCATGTTGGAAACATAATTATCAACATAATCTTGAACACTTTTATCATACGAACCAATTGCATCCGCAGACTTTCTAAGAGTGTTTTCTATATCTTTGACTCCAATTTCAACACCATCAGTATTGAATTTTGTATCAATAATCACGCTTCCGTCTGCTGCCAAAAATATCACCTCACTTTAGCAACTCTGCAAAATAATCAAATTCTTCTTTAGATTTGTCAGTGGATTTTTCAAGCTCACATAGCTTTTTATTGTTCTGTAAAAACTCCTGCTCCCACTTTTCTAAGCGCTTCCCTTTTGACAGTTTCTGCCGGATAGAAAGGACCTGAGAAAACAATCCGTCCCCAATTTCCATGAACCATCCGTAGAAAGTCCACCAATGGATTATCTGGCATCCGCGTGTTTCAAACCCTGCAATCCTGTTAACCGCCGGGAAAATAATTCCTGCGTCCTGTTCCCAGTCAATTACGCGCGGTGATGGAGTATCTTCATGCACCACACCACAGTCGATAAACCATAATGCTTTTTCTGCCGCTTCTGTTAAATCCTGCGGAGGCGGGATAACGGGCCAGTAAAGAATTTCAAGCATTGCTTGTGTTTTCTCTGGGTCAGACAATTCTTCATCCGCAAAGGCTGATAAAATATCTAATATTGCCCGGAAGTCCTCACGAATTTCATAATTTACCCCATTAACAGAGAGAGAATATGGGAGGGACCACGCTGCACTCATTTGACAGGAAATGGATATTTTCCAGGACCAGCATTATACTGTTGTGTATATTTCCCGGCTTTACTTTCCATTTCCGTGAAATTTTTACCCGTTTCCTGCTCTATAATTTTTTTAACGCTCTCAAGTATCACCAGCGCCCAAGGGTCGCCATTTTCCATAGGGGTAAATGGACTGGCGATTTTGAAGAAGCCAGAAGTGTCTGCGTTAAATAGATAATCAAATTTTTCCTGAAGCGACTTTGCATATTTATTAATTATCTCTAACGACATTTCTTTCTTCTTTTTGTTATCAAGAGTTGTTTTTAATTCCATCCACATATCCTCGAATGCTTTATACACATTCTGCTGCCGCTCGAATATGTCAAGGTCGGTTGGAACAAATTTGAAAGTTGCCAGCACATCTCCATGCTGGTCCGTAAAATCGTAGTATTTAACTGGGCTTTCAATATTTATTGGAATATTAGGCATAATTTATCCTCCTTTACTCTGACAAAGAAGCTCAATCAGCCGTAAAAGTCATCGTTGTAGGGTTTACAGCGCCAAGAGTCCTATCACCTACATAGTGCACCGTATGCGTTGCAGAAACACCTTTCAGGCCTCCTGCAAAGTCTCCCAACTCAACAACACCCTCCTGCACCCATGCACGCATATTTCCGGTACTATCGGTTTTGTATCGCTTTACACAGAGATATTTCAATCTCAAATCTGACAGAGTTGCCCTTTCTTCCATGAGCGTATCTATCTTCTGAGCGTATTTACTTTCTCCAGATACATTGGTTGGGTCCACTGTCATGCTTTCTGCATAGCCGGTGATGTCATAGTTATTATTTCCAAGCACATCCTGGCTTTCTTCCGTCTCTGGATTCATCGAAATCGGCATATCTTCAACGCCTTTTCCAATAATTTCAAGTTTATCTTTTGTGATATTTGTGGTGCTTCTATCAGTTATCCAAAATACCATAAAGTCTTTTCTTTTTGCCTCTCCATCGGCATAAGTCCACGTTGCCACTGTCTTTCTCCTTTCAAATAAAAATATAGCGCCACCATACAAGGCTCTGCGTCTTAGCGTCTGGCTCTACCATCTTTCAAAATCATATTTATATTCTATCGATACTGGAAGTATCCAATCCTGCACACCACTTTCCTGCGGTTCCAGGCCATAAGAGTTGTCACGGGTAACTTTGGTTATCTTTCTTCCTTGGGATAATGTGGGATAATTTGATAATCGTTCCTCACTCCCATCAATCACAACCGGCTCACGACACAGCCACTTTCCGAACGTATCAAGAAATTCCTGTATGCTCATTTTCTGACGCTCTTTTGTGGATGATGTACGGTATATAATATAGAAGGGATACTGGCAGGTCTGGCGCACTCCACCTAGTACATCCTCAGTCTCAGAAAAGATTAAGGCTCCATTATCTGCCGAAAATGCAATCCCACTATCCTCACCCAATTCTTCAAACTTAACGGTTTCATTTTCATACAAACCGGGAAATTGATTAAGCAAAGCCTTTACAGCAATTGTCAACACATCATATCCGCTTGCATCTTTTCCTATTGGTTTTCGTTCATCACCCACGTTTTCCACCTCCAGCCGTTTTCTTGGCTTGCTTTATCCATGATTTACCGTCTGCCTTTTTGGCCGCATCAAACCATTTAGCCTGTGCCTTAGGATGCGCTGTTTTGGTATACTGTAAATCCTCTTTTGCTTTGGTTTTTCCTCTATATTGGCTTACTAATACCTTTTTAGTACCCTTTGTAGCCCAGGTACTACCAGTAACAACGCTAACCATAGTTTTACCCTGATATAAAAAACGACCAGCAGGTCCATAGGCAGCATACACTTTTCCAATCCCTTGTATTGCAGCACTTGCGGCCCTGGTAACATCCACAAAATCGCCTGTAATCATAGGCATAAAAGGAACCATACTATTCATTACATTTCCGTCAAGCTCATATTGAGCATGCTGAAATTGTTTATCAAACCGGGATAATTTGAGCGTAATCTTTATCTCTCCATCAACAACGGAAAAGCCTTTAAAATGTGTTGTTTTGCTTGCCATATTATTTCCCCAATATCTCAAAGTGAGGAATCACAGAGTATGGACCTCCAACAGAGGATACCAAATATACGAAGTCATACCGATTATTCATATAAGCATAAAAACCGTCACGATAATCTTCATCGTTTACCGGGCCGTTATCCCATACCCCTTCCCAGAAAAAGCAATTATCCGATGCATCAAAGGTAATGGTATCGTCCAGCAAATCATTTACCTGTCTCATCCACTCCTTCGGAGGAAGCCACGGCAATTCTTTACCGTCAGCATCGCGGATTATCTGTTTACCATCCTGTAACTCGTATACTATGTGTAACTCTGCATTATCCGTGCTGTCTGGCCCATACTTTTTTAGTATTGCGCCTTTGTCGGTATTAAGGTCAACGCCTGATAATACATGTGGATACCAGATACCAACACCAGTTGTGGATGATTCATAGTAGTTAAATACTGTTACTGTATCATTGTACATATTAATCACCTATTAGCGTTTCTTTTTTCTTTGTTCGATTTTTGACGCTTCATCCAATATTCTAGACGAGTCAAATATGTGACGCTTTTCAATAATTTGAGAAGCATTAGATACTTTTAATAATACTTCTTTCAGTTGTTTGCCTATTTCTTGCAAAGATTCAATTTCATTTTGATATTTTTTTTGAGCGCTTGGATACTTCTTTATCCTTTCATTAGCTAAATCAATATTTCTATTGATAGTATCAATAGCATTATTTCTAATTTGTTCGGCCCATTTAACTTGTTTTTCTGAACCTTTTAAAGTTGGCAATCCTTTGAAAGAAATTTTCTGGTTTTTAGCAGATAATCCACTCGCCCCACCTCTACCACCCATTGCACAACACCTCATTAAACTTTTCTGTAAACGCTCGTACCCTCACGATATTCCCCATGCACTCATCTGGCACATAACCATAAAAGATAATCGTGTCCGGGCAAATGCGCCGTACCATTTCCTTGTAGCCTATCAGAAACAACTCTTTCTTTTCTTTGCTGTTCATCACGCCTAAAGACGATACCGCCACAACACCACCCTGTGGCTCTCCGTCAAAGCACCATTCAAAGCTGTCGGGCGTACTCCATGAAATCGTGGGAATAACTTGTATCCCTGCCTCTTGCAGATATGCGCCTACCCAATGTTTTCTATAATGATTGTATATCTGGATAGCTTTTGGAAAGTCTGTGTAGGTGGAAAAGTCTGGAGACATTACATAACGGAATTTTTGTAACATGGGTATGTATCGGTCAACATCCGTCCATAACCTATTGAATTGGTAATCATCAAGGAAGAAATGTACACCTTTCTTTTCAGGCTCTTTACAAGTCTTGGCATAGTTGAAACCAATCCATTCACAGCCTTTCTCGTAGGTTACTGGTTCTATCTGCGGTATTCCGTATTTTCCCACGCCGTCAAATATCTGGCGCTCCAGATTTTCATAATTTCTGCGGTTTCGGTAGTTACTCATTTCTTAGCCTGCTTATACATCTGGTTAATTCCCGTAGCCGTAAGGCCAGACATAGCTCCAACTGCTACGGCCGTGATGTAGTCCGATGCCGGGAAGTCTGGTATAGTTCCCATACCAAGCGCGCCAAGAACACCACCCACAACAGCCATAATAACCGGAATCCATTCGTCCGGTATTTTCTTTGCAGCCTTGCATCCAAGACCAACCACATAGCTCAGAGCCACAATAGCTACACATGTTCCCAATGTTGTAATGTCCATTTCTTATCCTTTCTGGAATCAGAGTAAATTCAATTCCTTGAATACTTTGAAAATCTTAGGAAACTGAATGGCAAACCAGTCAACCGTGGTTTCTTCAATCCCTATTGACTTATGCTCAAAATTGCCAGACAGCCCAGATTCTTCCATAAACGCATGGATAATCTCATGCCGGAGACAGATTCTTTGATATTCTTTCAGATTTTCTTTTGCCCAAGTTCTTCCTTCGCTTTTCTTCATGTCATTCACAACTATTTCTTTTATGGATGAATCGCAATAGCCGTCAATTCCTTCTAGGTTTGGGTATTGACTTTCATCGCCGAACTTTATTTCCCATTCTGTCCCCAGAATGTTCACTTTACAATCCTGCATATAAAAGCGGTGTCCCTTCGTTATCTCTTACTCCCATCAGATACACCTTTGCAGTATCATACAGGGGATTATTTGTTTCCTGTTTATTCCCCGCCGCAGAATATATATCACTCCAGGCTTTAGCTCCGTTAGCTATTTCTGACGGGGATGCATAGCTGATTGATTCGGAACCGGATGACTTTGACGTGATAACGCCTGTGGTTGCGCCGCCGGTCCCGCTGGTTATACTTCCCGCGGCGGCAGATAGCGCCTGTTTTTCTGCCAGTTCCAAACCATACAGTTTATCAGCTAATGCACATACGGCTTTCTTGATTTTGGTTTGCACTCGTTCATTATCTGGGAGGCCGTCAACCAATCTGTCAAATGTTATTTTATCAAGGAAGTCGCTTGCCCGTTCTGCCTGCTTATCAAATGATTGGGAATCCGGTATGGAACTGCCGTAGTATTTTGTTGTGTAAAACTCATAGTCTGCATATGCCATATTGATTCCTCACTCACTCTGCCGCTTGCCTTTTTCTTTTAATGCTACACAGCTTAATACATTTTGCCATGACTTCTGCGAGGGTATATTCCCCCATGGAATCCGTCATGGATGACTGTTCCTTGCTGTATGTCACCTTACCATCCTTGATGTCGACCGGGTACAGCCTACCGTTTGATACCATGTAAGGCAGTCCGTCAATGATTGTAAACCTCATACTGTACACCTTATCCGTTGGAAATAATCTGACCGATACGGATGTTCTTTGCCTTGTATGCAAGCTCCCAGTTAGCCTTGTTTCCAAGTTCCGTCTTGGTCGGGGATTCCCCAGCAATGCTTGCAACCTTGAGATTGAAGCCGTTCGGATGCAGCACGCGCCCTTCCTTGGTATACAGTTTTTCAATACCAGCCTTAGTCTCCGCGTCATAATCCGCGTAGTAAGGTTCCTTGTAATTGGTCTTTTCAGCTGTCAGTATAGCTCCCTGTCCCACGATTGTAGTTATGTATTTCGGGACTTCTCCACTGGTATCAACCGTAAATCGGTCTGACACTACCGGGATAAGACCGTTAATTGTCGGGAGGTTGACTTCTGATGTCAATGCATTCTGGATTGTGTACTTATTGTAGTTCACCATCCCCATAGCCTGGTATCTCGCAAATATGAGTGAGTTCATGATTGCAATTCCAAACCCATTAGCCATGTCGCCGAGTGCTTTCTGCTGTGCATAAATCATGGTTGTTTCATCAATCTTATTGGCATCTGCAACACTACTCCCATCAGAAAGCGAAATGTCATAAACATGGTCCTTAATTGTATCAAGTTTCATGACCGCGTTTACAATATTCATGAGTTCTGCTTCCCAAACCTGACGATAGTAATCGGCAACGCTGTTTGCAATATGCTGCATCGGGTCAGCCCCGGTAAGCTCCTGTGTAAAATCCTGTGCTTTCCATGCCATCATTCTCTGTATCAGCATGGTAGTCTGCTTCCCGCCGCTAATCTCCTTCGGGGTGTTATTTGTGTTTCCATCATTGTTATATGGTTCGTAATCCGTAATGTCCATTGCTTTGTAAAATGGAAGTGTTGCAACATTACCTTCGGACCCGATAAGGTTCATAATGGTGCTATCCTGCTGCAATATGCCCGAGGCGATAATTGCATTGCTCCATGTAGGCTGCTCCGCCATGTAATCAGCAAATACTTCCGGGTCAAATGCAAACCCTCCGAATGTTCCTGTTCTTGGCATAATTCATTATCCTTTCAAATTGTTGTAAAGTTCTGGATTTTTCTGTTTTAATTCAATTTTTGCATCCAGGCTCATACCCTTAAAATCTGATTTTGTCAGCGCTCCTCCGGTCGTTCCTTTTATCGGCGCCGTAAATCTCGCCATGTTCTGCTGTGCCTGTTGCTGCGCATCATCAATAAATGCCGAAGCGTCCTTTTCTTTCATTTGGGACAAAAGGTCATTCAGCCCCAGGATTTTACCATCTTTAAGTTTTAATCCGGCTGCCTTGACTTCTGCCATAATTGCACGCTTAGCCGCTTCGCTAGAAAACTTAATACCTTCAAATTCCGTTTTCAGAGCGTCCGAAAAATCACGCTCATAGAGCTGTTCCTGGGCATTCTTTTCTGCATCTGCTGCCTTTTGTTTCCAGTCAGACAGTTCTTTCTGCATCGTCTCAAGGTCAACCCCTTCAAAGCCTTTCAGCGTTGTTTCTGCTGCTTCTGCTTTTTCTTTCCAGGTATCCCGTTCGGATGTCAGATTGTCATTTTCTTTCTGCAACTTTTTAAGGTCTTTTCCATTTTCAGCCATGACAAAAGATATCTGTTCCTCTGTCAATCCCTGCGCTTTTAATTCTTCGGTTTTCATTGATGATTCTCCTTTTCCGTTATTAGGTTATTTGTAGGTGTGTAACCGTCCACCAACGGTTGCCATTTTGTAGGACTTGACTTGTCCAAAAACGCACATGCCGGAAATTGCATCCGCTTTTCAACCTCCAGGCTGTTCACGCTATGCGCTAGAACCTGTTTCTTTTAAGGACATGTGCTATAGGAGGGAGGTCAAATATAAGAAAAAGCCAAACAAACTACATTGCTGTAATCTGTTTGGCTCTGCGTCTGGCGTCTGGCTCTAATTATTATGTGGCAGGTGATAAACCGCCATTTTCCATATCACTTGCTATTCCTTTTGCAATATTCATTATGGATGTATTCTTGCATACAGGGCAAAATACCGGAAGGTTTTTCGCTACTGTATCAGGCCGAATTTTTGTCCTGGTCTTATTGTTACATATAGGGCAGTATACCCAACCGTTTTTTACCATGCTTTAGTCCTTTCTGTTTATTCCTACTCTCATTTTAACTTATTCAAAAAAAATAATCGTCCCCACATTTTTTAAAGGCGGTAGGTTTTACCCACCGCCAATTTATTACATCATATTACGAAGCTTTTCAATATACCTTTTCATGGTTTCTCTTTCTTCCCGGCAGTCGGCATCTTTGGACATTTCGCCTAATTCTTCTGTCAGTTCGTCCATATGTTCTTCCAAAGCTGCAAGCATACGCCGCTTGCAATCTTCATCTTTCCCGCCGCTTCTGTAGCACGACTTTGCCCCGGCTTCACCCTGCACCCATAATATTCCCTGGTTGGTCTGCGGGACCTGTGAAACCTGCGTCTGTTGCGGCATTTGGTATGGTGCCTGTAGCTGCTGCAATCGGTCCATAGGTGGTTGCATCTGCGGTTGATACGGATATGCGTTTGGATATGTATTCAGATAGTTTGGATTGATAAATGATTGCGGCATTATATCCCCTCCGTTCTTTTATAATCCAATTATCCCATAAAAAATAAGCCCTTGACAGGTCGTCAAAGACTTATAAAAGTATCACGCAAGTATCAACATAATCGGATTATTTTGTTGTTTACTTTTCTGCTCAATCTCTTTGCTGTGGATACACTTACATTCATTAATTCAGCGCAATACTCCAAAGGATAGTTCTTGGCCCGGTACTCAAACAGTGCCCGTTCTTCATCCGTAAAGTTACAATATGTACGAAAATAGTTTAGTTCTGGCACTGTAAAGTCATATACCTTCAACGCAACGCTCCTTAAATACCTTCTGACAAATGCTTTATCATAGCTTCTTTGGTTTTTTTTAAACCCTCTATGTTGTTACCGGTTATACGATTATCAATTAATGCTATCATTCCTTGGCATAAAAGAGATTGCATATCTCTTATTTCTTTGATAGATTTATAATCATTTTCCACATTTATTTCTAATTTATCAACTCGATTTTTTAGCTTAAATGCCGGATGCAACAATTTGTATATTACGGCTCCTGCGCCTCCAAGAGTAATAAGCCAACCGCATACAACCATAATAGAGTTTAATGTTTCCATAAATTATCGCCTTTCCCAGTAGTATATTGGTATTTCTTGACCGCTGTCCCATGTATCCCAGTAATAACCATCCTGCACACACACCACATGCCCTGTAATTGCTAAGATGTACGTTCCTATAGGATTATCCTGGCAAAAGTCCTCGACCGTGTATACATCTTGTCCGTGGTCATCCACTATGTACCGTTTAAACCCATTTTGACGTAGGTAGGACCCCCATACATGGTTTGCAGATGGCATATCAGATAAAGCACAGGCGCAGACAGTTACACCAGCAAATACCGTTTCCCAGTCGCTGTCAAGGGCTTTTGTTATAGCCCGGATGGGGCAATCCCCCACACGCTGATTGCGTGGATTAGGGTTGAATAATTTCCATCTGCTCATTCTTCTTTTCCTTTCGCATTCTGATACCGCCGCGCTGCTCCCCTGGCCTTTGCCGCCTGCTCCCGGTTCCATCTGGCAATCTGTAGCCGTTCTTGCTGGGTGCGTAAGTCGTTCTCTTTGCAAAATTCGTTATATGCCTTATTCTGCCGCTGTAACAGATACGACTTGTGGTCAAGGTCTAACTTCATATCAAATTTAACTGATTCGTCCTTGCATTTATCCACGGCCTCCTGCATCCCCATGACCTCGCGTTTTGCCTTTCTGATGCGCCGTTCAAGCGTTCGCTGCCGCTTCTCCAGCTGCTCAACCTTGTAATTGTCTGCGGTTTGGATGTCTTTGTATGGATTGTTTACCCCATCACCGCTTCCGAAGGAATGACGGCAGTTCCATCCACATAACCCTTCACCAGTTCCGTATCCAGTCTGGGAAAATGGAGGAAAGCGCTTATCCTTTCCAGTCCTGCTGTAAAACTGCCCTTGCCACCATAAATGATTTCCTGGATTCTGCCCTCCATCCCCGGTTCTGGCCCCGATGTGCGCCGACACCAGTATGATATCCCAATCCATTTCTTCCATACGCTTAATAGAGATATCTCCCGTGGCCTGGGCTACTCCGGTGCGTACTGCGCGCGCTGTGGCAGTTTCTATGGTGTCTTTATGGCCCGAAGGATAGTGTACTATCACTCCGCCCGATACCACATTATTAACTGCCTCTTTGACAGCCTGTGTGTACGATACAGCCCCAGAAGATACAAGGTGGTATGCATTATCACATGCGTTTATAAAAAGCCTCTGTGCGGCTTCTGCGGTGGTTCTGGTATAGTTTTCCCATTCCCCCATAGTGGCATTCATGTTTCGTTCCATTAGCCTAATAAGCTGCGGAGATTGTGTAAGCGGTGTTGGAGACAAACCAGCAGCCTCATATATTTTATGGTCGTATTCCAGGGCCTTGACTCCAGCTTCTTCCATTGCGGCCTTGATTTCTTTTTCCTGTCGATTAGTGATTTTGGATAACTCTGCCGTTATGTCCTCCAGCAGATATCCTGCATCCTGCAATATCTGTATTCGCCATCGGTCAGAGGAGGTGAGCAGGTAATCATCGCCGCGGCCTATGCGTATCATCATGCGGTCTATTATCTGACGGATAATGTATGTATGAAGCTGGGAGGCTATTTCTTCGGAACCATCAGCTATATGCTGGAGATAATTAGGACTCAACATTCTGTATTCCTTCTATTAGTTTTTTTAATTCAGCAATCACAACATTTGTATCTTGTACATACTCCACCGCCACGTCCGGCTCCGGCCCCTCCGCAGTCACTGTGGTGGTTGTCCGTCCTTTGTAG